CTCAAGCCTGGATCGTATAAGTCTTTGCTGATGTCTAAGGTTGTGGCAGAGCGAGCAATAAAGATCGCGTCGGTACTTGACGTGAACACCTGTCCTCCGATTCAATTAGTTACTCAGGAGAAAGGGTGAAGAAGATGTTGAAGTTCGCATTTGGATTACTGCTTGGTTTCGTAGCAGCGTATGCTTTTGATTATTGGCTAACACGTAGGGACCAGAAGTAATGGAAGAGATTAAGAAGATCGCAATGACTGATGAATATGCAGCTAACTATTATCTTAAACAAGGATATATGGCTGCACGTTTAGAGATGATGATGGAGAAGTCAGATGATAACTGATCCAAAAGAACTGCTATTAACAGTGCTCCACGCCAAGGATGCCACTCGTGATCGCAGTACACAGACACAGGTAGGTCCATCAGAAATTGGTGGTTGCCGTCGTAAGGTCTGGTACCGATTGAATGGACAACCTCATACCAACGAAGATCAATCTAAACTTGCAGCGATTATGGGTACTGCTATCCACGCTGCAATCGAGGAAGCAATCGGACACCTAGATCCAGATGGCAAGGATTACCTTGTCGAGACTGAGGTATCACACGGTGATATGAAAGCACACGTGGACTTGTTTATACCTAGCACCGGTGCTGTCATTGACTGGAAGACTAGCAAGGTCAAGAACCTTTCTTACTTCCCATCAAAGCAACAGCGTTGGCAGGTACAGATCTATGGATATCTACTAGCGCAGAATGGCCACACAGTTAACACAGTTAATCTGGTTGCTATAGCTCGTGATGGTGCTGAGAAGGATGTCAAGGTTCACTCAGAACCCTACGATGAAGATATTGCACTAGAGGCTTTGGAGTGGTTAACTGAAGTCAAGGCAATGGAGACTGCTCCAGAGCCAGAGAAGGATGCAACATTCTGTAAGAGCTACTGTCAATACTATGACGCATCAGGAATGATGGGTTGTGTTGGCTTAAAAAAAGAACGTATCGTCCTTAGTGAAGTAGTTATTGAGGACGAAGAAGTTGACAAGAATGCACTGCACTTTCTACAATTAGATGCAAAGATTAAAGAGTTAGAAATTGAAAGAGATTCAATCAAGACTTCTTTCGAAGGAACCATTGGTGTTACAGCCAGTGGTATTGAAATCAGTTGGACAAAGGTTAAAGGTCGTGAGACAGTTGACAAAGAAAAGGTTAAAGAACTTATTGGTTATGTCCCAGTAAGTGTTGGACAGGAAACAGCAAGACTCAATATCAAACCAAGTGGAGGAAACTAAATGGCTACAGAAGGAACAAAGTTCCAGATCAACTACAAGTTGTCTGATGGAACACTTATCAATCTCTATGCTGCAACAGTTGCTGAACTAGAATCAGGACTAGCAGATATCGCAATGAACGCAGCTAACATCAAGGCAACAGCAGTCGAACTAGGTGTTGGATCTGCACCAGCACCAACAGTGGCATCAGTTGCCCAGGCATTTAATGCAACACCAGTATCCGGTGATACACCAACCTGCCGTCACGGTGCAATGAACTACCGTGAAGGAACATCAGCACGAGGACCTTGGAAGGCTCATATGTGTTCAGCACCAAAGGGTGCTATGGACAAGTGCGACCCTATCTTTATCCGATAAAATGCGGGAGCCAGCAAAGTACGAGGCTCCGTTATGTGCAAGTGTAGGTGGGGATTTCTGGTTTCCTGAGAAGGAAGCTGGAAGTTCTAATAGTACCGAAATGTTAATGGCTAAATCTATCTGTGGTAGATGTCCACACAAGGCAGAGTGTGCTGAGTGGGGAATACAGAATGAAAGTCACGGCATTTGGGGAGGCATCACTGAGGGTGAACGCAGGTTCATTCGACGTCAACGAAAGATAACAGTTAAGGAGGAACGAATTGCTTGATCTATCCCGCGCTTGGGGTGGTGTGCTTACCAAGGCAACACCACTACCTGACGTGTGGAAACCTCTAGGGGTTAAGCAGATCAGATTCAGACGTGGACAAGTATGTATGGTGGCAGCAGCACCGAATGCAGGCAAGTCTATGTTTGCTCTGATCTATGCGATCAAGTCAGAAGTTCCAACCTTATTCTTTTCAGCCGATACTGACACAACAACTGTGATGATGAGAGCTGCTGCTCACACATCTGGTCATACACAGTTGTCAGTAGAAGGCAATCTTTCCAAGAACACTCATCACTACGATAAACACTTTGATAAGTTAAAGCACATCAAGTGGGTCTTCGACTCATCACCATCGCTAGATGATATTGAGTTAGAGATCAAGGCTTACATAGAACTGTATGGAATAGCACCAGAGTTAATTGTGATAGATAACCTGATGAACGTTGCAGCTGAGACTGATAACGAATGGGCTGGGTTACGTGCGATTATGATGGAGCTTCACGATATGGCTCGTAAGACTGAGGCTTGTGTACTTGTGCTACATCACGTGTCCGAGCAAAGTGAGTATGGCAACCCTACTAACCCATCAGCACGACGTGCAATTCACGGTAAGGTAAGTCAACTACCGGCGTTGATCCTAACGCTGGGCTATGATCCCAACCAGGCAACCCTCAAGGTTGCTGCGGTCAAGAATAGATTTGGACCACACACTGCTGACGCATCAGACTATGCAACTCTGTACGTCAACTACGCAGCGTGTCAGATAACAGACGATCCTGTCTGGGGTAATATGTTTAGGAAAGATCAACAGTATGGGTATTCAGGAGGATACAATGTCGAAGCAGCAAACTGAGATCCAGTACTTGAAGAATGAGATCAATCAGTTGCGTAACGATATGCGTAACCTTATTCTGGTACTGATAGATCTGAAGATTCTTAAGGTAACTACCGATGCAGAAGGTAAAGCAGTCTACGATACAGGCTCCAATGGCTAATCCTAATGGACGCAAAGGTGCTCAGTTCGAGACTGATGTAATGAAATTCTTACGCTCTGTTGGATTACTAGCTGAAAGGCTAACGAAGGCAGGCGCTAAGGATGAAGGAGATCTGGTGTGCATAGTCGCGGGAAAGACTTACATACTAGAACTCAAGAATAGAAAGTCCGTGAACTTACCAGAGTTCTGGGCTGAAGCCGAAGTTGAGGCGCTTAACTACGCTAAGGCACGTGGTATAGGGGAAGTGCCACTGCATTATGTTGTGGTTAAGCGTCGCAACTCCGGTATAGATAAGGCTTGGGTCATCCAGGACCTAGCACAATGGATTAAGGAGAAGGATATGCCAGTACCACAAGGAATTATCAGTACAACAACAGGCCCAGTAGATCCATCAGCACCTAAGATCGAAGAAGCAATCAAGGCAGCTGATGCTGAAGTAGCAACAGAAGAGTACGTTGCTGAAAAGCCTGCACCTAAGAAGAGAGCAAAGAAAGTATGATCTGCGATTACTGTACCAAGGCAGGTGAGGAGAACTCACTGAACCATCTGAAACGTGCCACACACTGGCACGAGAAGTGTGGAGGATGTGAATGTCAGCACAAGATTGGGCCAGGGTTCGTAAGAACAAGCGTTACAAAGGCGACCTAGACGCTACAGCTGTACCCATAGGAGCAATCATTGCCCACTATGGAGGTGAGGTCAGAGAAGGTAGAGCAGTATCAGTACGGTGCGCTCTACACTCTGACTCACGTAGGTCTGCTGTAATCAACACAATAGATAATTTATATTTCTGCCACACCTGCGGTAAGGGTGGCAACGCAGTCAGCATTGTCTGCATACAAGAGAACTTGGAGTTTAAGGATGGCCTCAAACGTGCAGTCGAAATCGCTCAAGGAAGCGGCGCAGAGATACGCACTGGCAATAAGTCCGGAAGCTCTCGTCGTGCTAGCAGAACGTGGGATATCTAAAGAGGTAGCAGCCAAGTTCCAACTAGGCACAGTGACTGATCCTATGAATGGTCACGAGATGTATGAGGAATGGATCTCTATTCCCTACATCACAGCACTTGATATGTGCGTAGGCTACAAGTTTCGTAGGTTAGACGATGGTAAGCCTAAGTATGGTAGCCCAGTAGGGCAGAAGGCTCACCTCTATAACGTCAAAGATACCTTGTCTATGTCACCATACATTGTGGTCTGCGAAGGAGAGTTAGATACAGTCATTACTAGCGGAGTCCTTGGTATCCCAGCAGTCGGAGTACCAGGAGTGCAGGCGTGGAAGCCACACTTTGCTAAGTTATTTACAGGCTATGACACAGTCTTTATCGTAGGTGATAATGACATCAAAGAAGATGGCACTAACCCTGGAGCTGAGTTCTCCAAGCGTGTCGCCAGTGAGATATTAAACTCGGTTATTGTTACACTACCACCTGGTATGGACATAAATGACCATTACTTAAAATTCGGTGCGGATGCAACCAGAGCTTTGCTGGTTGGTGAGAAGGGTGAGTAGAGACGAATGGCTACAGATGATACAGACTTTGCAGCATATGGGCTTCCAGATCCTCGAAGTGGATATGGCAACAGAGACTATCTTGATACGACCTATCGAGACAAGATAGATCCAGAGTTCATCACAGATGTATGGCGTATTATGGATGCAGCTGGCAATCTACTGGTGCGTAAGCATCACGACTACGGCCCAAAGAACATTGCTCACTCACCAGGTGGACCACTTAATGGTCTGCGTGTACGTATGTGGGACA